TTAGAGATGACTCTTGTTGGGGGATCAGCCGCCTAGTCTAACCTTTGGAATCCTCTTGGACAAGGATCGCATTAAACGCTTCAGGCATTGGCTGGTAGTCTCCGCAAAATCTTCTCCCTTATTATCTTCGATTGAGATCAAGCACGAACCTGATTGCTTAGGTAGCGATAAGTCCGACAGCTGCACCTGTGAGCCAAACATAACTCTTCTCAATTCAACAACGGGGCCGAGGAAAGACGTACCCAAGCCTCAACCTCCCAGCCTAGACCAGAAACCGGATGGGTCCTGGGACTATCGGAGAAAATCCAATAAGCAGGAGAGTTCAGCAGAGAGCTCAGCAGATTTGCTATTCAAGCTTTCTTAGAGCGACCGCCCTTCTTTTTGGTGGACCCACCACGGTTGGAGATAGTCTTCCCCTTGTGATAAAAAAACGCACCTACGACACTGATCGATATCGCCGATCCACAATGGGGGCATTTCAAGCTTTCTTCTTCCAAGGTTTCTTCCGTGGTTTCTTCTGTCTCTAATTTCATCCCTGCCTCCAGTAAGCGACGGCTACATGGAGCACGAGATAAAAAATTATAAGACCTAGTGCCCATGTAGAGATGAGTTCCATCCCGTCTGGCCTACCCTTCTCCTCTTCAGGTAATCCAAATTGGTTTCTAAATAGGGGTTGATAATCTTTCATTTTACTCCTCCTCAAAATCATCGTAATCAATGAGTGGCCAAAAGATCTTTTTACTGGCTCTCCACTGTCTCATGTAACGCCTATGGGTCTGCTTGGTTCGTGAATGCTTCCTGTGCCAGCGATGGCGACATATCCTGGAGCAGAATCTCTTTGTCGGCCTAGAGCGATATGTAAACGGAGCTTCACAATTCTCACAGGGTTTCTCTTCAATCGAGGTTGAGGCTCCAGTAATCATCCTCAGTAATTTTATATGATAAGTAACTGACCTTCGGATTGAGTGTATTGACTTTTTCCAGAGTGGCTACCCAGATAAAGCTATCATAGTCCAAGTGCAATATGAGGGGCACCTCAACTGGTTCATCGCCCGAGACATCTATTGAAATCTCGATCGGGTTCGGCTCGTAGACCTTCGGTATCCAGACCGCTTGCATCACACCACAGTGAGCGACTCCGGTTGGTCGTTCTTCATATCCGAAGCTAAATTGGTCTAGAACTAATTCCTCAATTTCCGCTCGCCTATTCTGAGGCTTGTCACTCATTTGTTTCTCCCTTCTTAGAAGGAAGAGTCCTTCCTAGATCAACTCTCATGTCAACTAGTTTATATTCCCCACTCTTGATCTTCTTTAAAGTGGCGGCCTTGTTCTCCCCTAAGAACTGGTTTCTGTATCTACCCGTCGTACTGGAATAGTCCCAGTAATTTTTGTCAAGCAACACCTCTCCGCTGTTACCATAGAAACAAATCAAAGACTTGTAGGACTGGAACCAATCCCCTTCTTCTGTCTTGATTATGAATTGGTTAGGGGCTTGCCCACCGCTAGCTGTTTCCATGTGCCTGACAGTTACATTCGGTCTAGTCATTACTTCCCCCATCATTTGTTTCTCCCTTCTTGTGTTGACTGCTACTAAGCCTATCTAACATTACCTGGGCCATTGCGTCCCCCTGCTCGGCTGCTAAACGGAACCAGCGAGCAGCTTCCTTTAAGTTCTCCCGCACGCCGTGTCCCTCGTAATGCATCCACCCCAGGAAGGTCTGGGATTCTGCTTCACCCTGATCAGCTGCTAAACGGAACCAGCGTATGGCCTCCTTGTAGTCTTGGGATACGCCTTCTCCCTTGAAGTACATCACCCCTATTAATTCCTGGGCCATTGCAAATCCCTGATCCGCGGCCAAATGAAACCAGCTCAAAGCTTTCTTGTAGTCTTGGGATACGCCTTTTCCCTCGTAATACATCCACCCCAGGTTGAACTGGGCGGCTGCAAATCCCTGATCAGCTGCCATTCGGTTCCAGCGTACAGCTTCCTTGTAGTCCTGGGATACGCCTATTCCATCGTAATACATCGACCCCAGTTCGGTACATCTCAGCAAGATGGCCTGGGCTTCTGCCTCGTTTTGTTTAATCTCCATGATATTTCTCCTCTCTTGTTGGTTGCTAAATCTCTAACAGACTCCGGATTGTTCCAGAGTTTCGGCTATTCAAGCCTCGTCGGTGCTAGTACGGTAGGATCCGATACGATACAGGCGGTCAATGTTCTCCTCATGTTCCTGATGCTCTTCTTCGGTCCAATCCCGATATTCTTTCTTCATCTCTTCTCTTTCTTCCTCTTGCAGTTCTCTCAAGGCGACCAATGTATATTTTGCCATCTCATCTTCCCCCTTTCAGCTTGTTGGTGTATTGTTTCGACGCTAAATACTCTAACCCAATGCCCGTTAGTTAAGTCAAATGGACCCCAGTTAGAGGCTACTTTTGGTACAAATCTGCCTGTAATATGCTGTTAATTGACCAAAAACCGTTTAAGTCGATTTGATTTAAGTAGCAGCTATTACCCTAAGATGACATACCTCTTCTCTTATTCTTACTCTTATTCTTAGTCTTGTATATATAAGAACTAAGTAAGATATAAGCAGGATCTAACTCTTGCTATTAGTAGGACTTAAGAGAAGATAGAGACTCAAGTAGTAGGAGGTTTAGGAGTAGAAGATAGTAAAGACTTGAAAGGAGTAAGACTCTGAGAAGAGAGTAAACTTAAGTAACAACCGTCTGACATGCGCGATGCTGGTGTTGCCCCAACTGCATATTGCTATGTATCATTATGGGGACCGTAGATATCTGCAATGCGTGTGGACCCACAACAATACCCTCGCAGATACTACAAAGAAAAGACGATGACACCATGGCCTCAAGAGAAGGTGTTTTTCTACCGAGGTCCGCTTGAGGTCATGGAGCTGATGTGAGCGACGATATTATGGCTAGGCTTAGGCTGTTGCAGGAAATTGAGAGAAAAAAGCGTCGGACCTCGCGGAGATCCAAGCGCCAACGTCTTGAGGAAAGTGGCTGCAAAAACATCCATCCAACAGCAGCACCCCCGCCCCATCGTGGATTTTTCACTCGGCTACGAGAGGGACCCGTAAAATTATCCTCACGTAAGAGATCTTTTCCATTCAGGAAAGTCTTAGAAACTGTATTGTTAATTCTTAATATCTTCAAGCGAAGATAAGAAAGACATAAGTTTTTTTATATATTTAAAATTATGAAGTTGGGGAGTTTGATATCTGCGACGATGCGACGATACTTTACGGAGCTTCTATCTACCGAGGTATTGCTTAAGCATTTCCCTTACCCGTTATGATTAGAAAGAAAGAGATTATGGAAATCTTTAAAGTCTGGGAAACTCCGCGTGTTGGCGGGCGTCTCCAACCTGTGGGCAAGTATAGACACCGGGCGTTGATACCGAGTCTACACAGAAAGGAAAAAGAACGGATTGTGCAAGAAGAGGTTGGGAACATAGACGACTAAAGTCAGGGTTCTACTTGAGGGTATGACATGTCTCCTGTTGGAGGTTTTAAATGGCTAACAGATTAAAGTTGACTAAAAAGGTCAAGGCTTTGTTTTTGGAACGTCTTCGTGAGACTTGCAATGTAACGATGAGTTGCAAGGCTATTAATATTACGAGGAGAAGGATTTATTATGCCAAGAATGCCCAGCCTGATTTCTCTGATGATTGGGATGCTGCCATTGCAGAGGGTACAGACATGCTGGAGTCAGAAGCCCGTCGCAGGGCTGTGGAGGGGTACGAGGAACCAGTGTTTTACAAGGGTGAGCAAGTTGGTGTGATACGGAGATATAGTGACCGTATGTTGGAGTTGCTCCTGAAGGGGCATCTTCCTGAGAAATACAAAGATCGAGTGCAGCATACAGGTGATGCTGGAGTGGATGTCACCGAGAAGGCTCTCCTTGCGGCAAGAAAGAGGGCTTCGTGGAGAGAGAAAGAGGACAAGGATAAGGACGAGAAGGATCGGAAGCCTTTGGTCAATTAAAGGGGTTTTATGGGTGTTCCAGATAAGCTCAAGCAGCTTCAATTAAAGAAGAAAATAGCCGACTCGATGGGGGAGTTCTATCATGACCCCTATGGGTTTGTATTGTTTGCCTATCCTTGGGGAGACCCTGGGATGTTGGAGAACTTCGATGGACCTGATGTATGGCAAGCGGATCTGCTTAAAGACTTGGGGGAAGAGGTTAGGAAGCGTGGTTTTAATGGAAAGGACCCGGTAAAGCCCATACGATTTTCTCGCTCATCGGGTCATGGAATTGGGAAAAGTGCTCTGACTGCATGGCTGGTGAATTGGATTATGTGCACTCGTCCTCACTGCCAAGGGACCATTACTGCCAACACCTATACGCAGCTCAAGACGAAAACCTGGGCACAGGTTCAGCATTGGACGAAGATGAGCATTGCATCTGACTGGTTCGAGGTAACCGGAGAGATGATGTATCACAAGGATTATAGGGAAACATGGTTCTGCACGGCGCAGACCTGTAGAGAAGAGAACTCTGAGGCTTTTGCAGGTCAGCATTCAGCGACAAGCACGTCTTTTTATTGCTTCGATGAAAGCTCCTCTATCCCTGATAAGATATTTGAAGTGTCAGAGGGTGGTTTAACGGATGGAGAACCGATGGTGTTCATGTTCGGAAACCCCACTCGCAATAAGGGAGCCTTTTATCGAGCCAATTTTGGATTGCATAAAGACAGATGGCGTCATGGATCAATTGACTCCCGTAAATGTAAGCTGACTAACAAAGATCAGCTTCAAGAATGGGAGAGTGACTATGGAGAAGATTCGGATTTCTTTCGAGTTCGTGTTCGAGGGCTTCCCCCACGAGCGGGCGATTTACAGTTTATCGCAAACGATCTTGTCTATGATGCCCAGCGGCGCGAAGCTAGGGGTAATCAGGATGACCCCCTTATCGCCGGAATCGACCTCGCAAGAGGAGGAATCGACAGTAACGTTATCCGATTTAGGAGAGGGTACGACGCGGCTTCAATAGATCCGATCAAGATTTCAGGGGATAAAACCCAGGACAGCACCCTTATGGTCAGTAAAATATCGGACATATTGCGCGAGTTAAAGCCAGATGCGGTGTTTGGTGACGAAACGGGCATTGGGGGCCCCATCCTAGATCGGTTGCGTCAGCTTGGTTTCAGAGTCCATGGGGTTCAGTTCGGTTCGAGGGCCCCTGATTCTAGACATTTCGCCAACATGAGGGCGTTTATGTGGAATAAGACCAGAGAATGGCTTCGATTGGGGTCGATTGACCGAGATCCTAGACTGGAAGTGGACCTTACGGGACCCGGATTCCATCATGACCGTAGGGATCGGCTGGTTATTGAGAGTAAGGAAAGCATGAAAAAGCGCGGATTGGCCTCTCCTGACGATGGAGATGCTTTGGCTTTGACTTTTGCGATGCCGGTAATGGCTAAACGTATAGATCGGACTACCTATAAACTCGGAGGAATTAGGGAAGGTTCATGGATGTCATAGCTTATAAGGTAAACTCGCTATGATGTACAAGCTGAATTTGAATGATTCTCTTAGAACCAGAGCTCTTTGTAAGGTGATTCAATTAGGGATTGGGCATGCCAGCACGTAGCCGTGCCCAACAGATGTATATGGCTATTGCCCTGCATCATCCTTCTAAGCTCAGGAAAAAGATCAAAATGAGCAAGAAAAAGCTCCGACAGTATGCATCGACTACCAGAAAAAAACTTCCTAAAAAAAAGAATAAGCTAAATAAGGCATACAGGTAGTTATGGGTCAATATGGCTATTTACGAAGAAGATTATTCCGAATACTCAAAAAATTCCCAGAGTGATGAAGTTAGCGTTTTTAACTTCCTGGAGGAAGCCTTCAGTCGATGGAGAAAAATCTCCGAGGAAGAACAGGATATACGCTCTAATGCTCTGGATGACCTGAAGTTCTCTCTCGGAAGTCAATGGCCCAAGGGCGTAGAGCAAGATCGAGGGGCTTCTGGCAGGCCGTGCTTAACTATCAACAGAATACCTCAGTTCTTAAAACAGGTTACCAATGAGCAGAGACAGAATCGATACGCAACTCTCGTATCTCCAGTGGATGACAAGGGCGATTCTGAAGTTGCTGAAATATTGCAGGGAGTTATTCGGCATATTGAGATTTCTTCGGATGCAGACGTCGCTTACGATACCGCTAGTGATTACCAGGCTCGCATGGGTCATGGATATATACGCATTCTGACCGAATATGTGGATGATGAGACGTTTGACCTGGAACCCAGGATTCACTGGGTTTTAAATCCGTTCACTGTTTATTGCGATTATGGAAAACTGCCAGATCGATCCGATATGCAGTACGCTTTTGTAGTAGAAGAGCTTAGCCGTAAAGAGTATGAAGAGAAATATCCCGATTCCGAACTAGCTTCTCTGACAGAATTCACCTCTAAGGGAGATATGTCTGGATGGGCCTCTAGGGATTCCGTAAGAGTAGCGGAATACTGGCAGGTTATTACAGAAAAACGAGCCAGATGTATGTATGAGCGTCCTGATGGGACTCAAGGAGTGGATTGGAAGGATGAAATCCCTAAAGATGCGGATATAGTCATCCTGCAAGAGAGGGATGTAGAGATTAAGACAGTAAAATCAAGCCTTATTAACGCCGTTGAGGTTATTGAAGGCTATTCTCCCGAACATCCCGAGGAAGGAGAGTGGCCTGGCAAGTGGATTCCCATCGTTCCTGTCGTTGGAGAGGAAATAATGGTGGATGGCAAGCGGGATATCTTCGGAATGGTACGGAATTCTAAAGATCCACAGAGAATGTATAATTATATGGCTTCGGCTGAGGCAGAATCCATAGGATTAGCGCCTAAAGCCCCATGGGTAGGGGCCGCAGGGCAGTTTGAAGGATTCGAGGATAGGTATACAGCTTCTAATCGAGTGAATTTTGCATACCTTGAGTACAATCCTGTGGATGTTAAGGGTCAACCCGTGGGTCCACCCATAAGAAATTCCGTAGAACCCCCGATACAAGCCATTGCTCACGCTCGCATCATGTCATCAGAGGATCTGAAGTCAGTAATGGGGATTTATGATGCCAGCCTTGGAGCTAAAGGGAATGAAACCTCGGGAGTGGCAATAAGAGCCAGACAAAGAGAAGGGGATATAGCCACTTATAATTATGCAGATAACCTAGCCAGGTCTATTCGGTTTGTGGGCAGGATACTGGTGGACATTATCCCTAAAGTCTACGACACAGACCGCATTGCTAGGATTATTGGAGAGGATGACGAGGGTAGATCGGTCAGGATAACCAGCGATCCTAATGGAGCCCCTGTCATGGAGGTTCCTGTGGGTGGATTGAATGGTGATCGTGGAGGCATAGAGAAGATCTTTAACATTGGCGTCGGTAAATACGATGTCACTATAAACGTGGGCCCATCCTTTAGTTCTAAGCGTCAAGAGGCGGTACGATCCATGGTCGAGCTTACCCAGGCATATCCCATGCTGGTTGAGGTAGCCGGAGACCTCTTAGTTAAAAATATGGATTGGCCTGGAGCTCAAGAGATTGCAGACAGGCTGAATAAACTCCTCGTTCGTAAGTTTCCTGAGTTCGAGGGTGGCGATGCAGAGGATGTGGGTAAGTTAAAGGCTCAGTTTGCGGCTTTAATGCAACAGCATGAAGCCTTGACGCAACAACTCAATATTTTGCAGGATGAAAAAGAGAATAAGACTCTTGAATTGGCTAGCAAAGAGCGCATTGAAACCATGAAGGTGCAATCTGACATAGCTATTACAGAGGCAAAGCTGGGTTCTGAAGAGTCCATCCAAGCCTTGAAGTTAGAGATACAGACAGTTAGGGATAGCCTGAGTCAGCTAGCGTTGAGCCCTGAGCCAGCGGAAGCACCTGGGGTTGGTCCTGAGCCTACTATGTAGATATTTTTTTTGGAAGAACATAAATGACAGGAGATTTAAAGATCCACTTACGATTCACTTAGATAAATTATTTTCACAGCAACTCCGCTGAGATTAATTCTGAAAGGAGAATAGCAAAATGAGTAATGTAGAAGTCGCGTCTAC